CCACGAGTTACCACCGCCGCCGTTTCCACCATCTCCGTTTGCATACCAAAAATTGAAGTCGTCGTTTGTGTCAAGAAACACTTGGTATCCGTAACGCAATGTTCCATTATGGTCAGACGTATCGAAAAGAAGCATCGAGGCTGCATTTGTGGAAGGTAGACTTTCGAGTTTTATCCATCCCTCCCAGCAAATATCAACTCCAGTCGGCTTTAAAGCCGAACTGATTGCAGTATCTTCAGCAAATTGACTGCTCGATAATTCAAGGTCTAGTGATTGAGTAATGTTTGCCATATATTATTCAGGTATTCCTTTACGCCATGAATACGTCTTCGATACAGAAAGTGGGCCATACCCAACGGCTCGATACCATAAATCTGTACCGTCATTCGCGATAAAAGTCACCGAATATCCAAGTTGTCCATCAGAAGTTCGGTACTCGTCAATTTTTATCGAAAACGGCAACGCTGTAGAAATCAGATTCGTATCTTGCCACGTAGTTGTTTTTCCTGCTGGTGCGACGGTGAGGCGGTCGGCGGTCGTGTCATCTTTAGGAGTTACTGAGTGTGTCTCAAGCCCTTGAAAATACCGCGGGTTACTCAGAATGTAGGTGTCTTGGTATGCCTCAATATCGGGTAAAAGAGAAGCAATAATGGTGTCGTACGCATCTAAATCAAACTTGCCGAGCAGTCTATCTCCGCTTTCAGTGAGGTTTGCGACAGTAATTTTTTTAGTGACTGGTGTGCCTGCAGGGTCGTCTACGATAGCCACGAGGTCGGCAGTATCGACGCTTGTAAGTTCTACGAGTTCAGTGATTTTTTGGTCTGCCATATTATACTCGTGTTATCCAATCATTCGATGGGTTGAAGTAAATACAATCGTCCGAAAGAACATATCCAACAATTTTTACTACGTCGTCAGTACCGCTTGGAGCGGTGAGAGTCATACCACCAGCCGTGGTTGTATCAAGGTATAGAGGTGCCCCAACGGTAGCCCACGTCCAGCCGTCGTTTCTAACGATGCCTCGCAAAATGACAGTGAGAGGGTTTGTATCAGTACCTGAAGAAACGGCCATAGCAACCATAACACTTCCAGCAGAAGAAGCCGCGTCTGCATCAGTAAGTAGCCATTTGGAAGCGGAACCAAGATACACACAGTCCCATTGAGCAATGGTAGCACCAGCATTTAATCCAGTTAAAACTTCACCTGTATAGGTATCATCTGACCCAGGTTCAAACGTTTGACTAATTATTTTATTAGTTAATGTTTGAGTTCCAGCTACAGTTACTACTGAAGCAGAGTTAGTTCCGGCAGTAGTGACTCGCAAATCACCAGTAGAAACTGTTAAAATTCCTGAAGAGTGTGTCACTACTGCATTTCCTGCCGCAAAGTCTATTACTGCTCCCGAAGCTAAGAAAAGGTCACTAAACGCCGTTCCTGATTGACCAAGATACGCACCGTCGTTTGCATCAGGCATGAAGCCAGTGTTTGCTGTAATAGTCGTTCCTGTGATAGCACCAGCAGACGCACCGCCGATAGTGACCCCGTCAATAGTTCCCCCGTTGATGTCAGTCGTAGTGAGAACCGTAGACGCAAACGTAGCAACTCCTGTATTGGAGTTAAACGTCATATTGGTATTAGTTTTCCCTGGAAGCGACCCAGAGGATGCTGTATAAAACCCTATAAAGCACGAAGTGTCAGTAGTTTCATCAGCGACCGTGAGTGTTGCTGCGTTCCCTGTGATAGAACCAGCAATGGCATTAGTCACTTGTAAATCCGTAAACCATCCTTTAGTGATTCGTGAGCCAGTTGAACCGATGTCGCCAGTAAGTTGGAGGTTTGCACCGTCGTAAGTAAGACCAGCAGTACCTTCAATAACCGTCGCACTTGTCCATACGGCAATTTGGTTGTCGAGTGGCGTTCCTGTATTTGAAACGTTACCACCACCTGCGGGAGTTTCCCACGTGGTGACGCCTGAACCATTCGTAGTCAACACTTGTCCTGCATCACCGTCGTTTGTTGGCAGTTGAAAAGTCCACGTTCCTGCTGCGTCTGCGGTAGTAATAGTTACTGTACCTGACGTCGTTCCTTTCATTAAAATATCCCCAGTGGCACCTGCCGCAGCCCCTACGGTGATTGTAGTGGGAAATACTGGAGCGGTTGCAAGCACCACCGTTGAGCCTGAACCTGTGGTTGTAGCCGCGGAAATAGCAGTACCGTTTCCAGCAAGAACGGGAGAGTTTATTGTCGTTGAAAGAGTAATGGCAGGTGTTGTAGTCGCTGTTGCTACACTTCCAGCAAAGCCGTTGGCGGAAACGACTGATACTGACGTAACAGTTCCTGAACCTCCACCAGCGTTGTCTACCAAAAGACGACCAGTAACCTCATCACCTTTTGCATTCAAAGTTAGCCCAGGGGTACTAGAAGACTCCAAAAGAAGGTTGGTCACATGATTTTGGTCTCGTATTGCTTCCGCCATATATTTTTATTACTCGTCTATTAAAATTTCGCCATCTGCCGTTGCAACCCATGGATACAAAAGACCGTCACTCCCTCGCCATGTTAGACAATCAACATAATTCTCATCTTGTGCGTCTATAGGAACCATCGTGAAACTTATAGTTGCAGTTGGATTAACTTTTATACCATTATTGTTAGGATTTAATTTGATTCTTACTTTATTGGTTCCTTGAACACTATCAGTATTCAGCACGGCAAGTGCTGAGGTAATATGATTTTGGTCTCTGATAGCGTTTTCAGTCATATTTAACGTTCAATTATTGCAACTGCCCCAGTTGCTGCTGCTTCTATTACAGAAATGGTAGTCACGGTGGGGTCGCGGTAAAACACCCTACTCTGATTTGCAGGAATAACCGCATCAAAGTCAGACGTAGATACACTCGCTGCAAATTTCAATAGCACTGGTTGGGTAATTGCTAACACTTCGTATGAGGTAGTCGCAGCGTTTAACGAAAGCGAAGTCGCGCTAGATATAGTTGCATCGTATGTCTCAGCGAGAGTCGCACCTACTAAGTTGCCGTTTGTAATCGGTTTGTTGTTTGCATCAAGTGGAAGTTGAGAGTTTATTTTTGCGCTCATATACTTATATTTTACCATTCTTTAATCTTGCCACAGCCCTTTTTAACATTTCTTGACTATCTGTTAGTTTTTTCTCTTTTTCTTTGAAAAGCGTTTCTTTAATTTTAATTTCTTCTTTTTGCGCTTTAATTTGTAAGCGCTGTCTTTTGATTTCTTCTTTTTCTTTTTTGATATTCTCTTCTTGTTGGAAAAGATACTCATTAGCAGTGTTGATTTCCTTTTCAATGGTCTGAGAACTTGATTCAACGAGCTGGACAAAGTATCGGAGTGAATCCACAAATGATTCTGTGAGCCTCCGATACTCAACCAACTCACTGTGATATTGATTGATTTCACCAATGTATTCTTTAGACTCATCGAGAGTTTTTTTAATGCGCTTTTTAAGTTCTTCTTCCTGTTGGATAAGAAATTTTTCTGAATCTTTTTCAAGATTTCCAAGAATCCCTCTCCCTTCAGCAATTTGTCTGCTGATTTCTGCAAGTTCTTTAAGCGCTTCAAACTTCTCATGGTCTAAGGTTTGCATGGCTATTTCAACAATTCTTCAAGTTTATCTTTACTTGAACGCTTGTCGTGCTTAATACCGCGCTTCTCAAGCTCAGCAATCACCTCTTGTTTGTCTTGGAAGACATGACTTTTTGGTGTCTCTTTCTCTTCTTCTGAGAAATCTTTATTAAGACTAGAGATTTTCTCAGCCATAATCTCTGCCTCTGTTTTTGGTACTGTTTTTTCCTCCTGGTATTCATCAGAAAGAAGTTTTGCAATTATTCTTTCAATGTCTTCAGGAGTCCATAGAGCACGGTCTGTACCTCTTCCATCTATCTCTTTTTCGTCTCTAATTGGAGCTTTTTTAATAAAGATTTGCCGAGCAAGATGCTTAGCAAGATGACGAGCCGCTGGTTTTGGAGCTAACAGGGACTTTCCAGCTGGAATGGGCATTGGTACGCCAGCGTACATAGCACCCATAGCAGGAGTGAAGTCGAAGTCCGTTCTGTTAGTGATTCTCACAATCACATACGATTCGTTATTTGGAACTGTATTTGTTTCCATAATGTATTCTTGATTTTTAAGAGATTGGCTTCGCCTTTCCAATCTGCGGTTAGATACCGCGTCCTGTCCCCGTAAAGAGACAGAAGCGATACCCAACTACGCGTCAATAGTGAAGAACACCATTGCAAGTTGGTCTGCACCTGCGTTAGCAGTGATACAGTAACCAAGAGCTTGTTCATCGAACGCGCCCTTAGCAGTAGTACCTTTTACCACCTGACCAGTCGTGTCGTCACCAGTGACGAATGAAAGGTCAATAGTAAGAACTTCACCAGCCAACACTACGCCAGGACCATATTTCTGAATGAAACCAAATTCATTAGCAGCAAATGCGACCTGTGCCACACCCTTTGCCTGTTGTGCTTTGTCAGTAATTGCTGACTTAGCAACAAGGTAAGGCTGGTTAATAGTGATGTCTGAGTCAGTTGCAGAGAGCGCTGTTGAGAACGCATACTCTGGGTACAACTGAAGCGTGTCAGATGTGTTGGTAAGAATCTTACCAGCCTGACCAACGCCAGTACCATCATCAACAATGACCCACCCCTCAGCAAATGCACCAGCCGTCCACCCAGCCGAAGCTTTGGTGATAAACACGATGCGTCCCTGAGAGTCAGTAGACGAAGATACTTGGTCTACTGCGGTTTGTGCGACGGGCACAGCAACAGACCCTTTTGCAAGAGCACTATTTGCTTTTACGTATACCCACTCGCGTCCGTCTGGAGTAACTGCAACGGTCCCAAGACCCAACTGCCCTGCGGCGGTCGTAGTCTGAAGAGCGTCCTGAAAACTAATTCTAATTGCCATATTTTTTGTTTTTTGGGTTTTTGGTTCTTAGCCTAGACCCGTTACGTTAGTAGCACTAACTTTTTAATTTCTTTTTAGAGGTACGAAATTTAATTTTCTTACCAGTAAAAAGTTTTGCTCCAATTACATCTCGAAGATTTGCCATACTACGAAGCAGGAGTGTACGCAGGAGCAGTAGCCCCGTCAGCACAGTTATACAACGCAATCGGCAACCAATCGGAGCCATTCCACATAAGCTCAGCCACATCGCCAACATCAGCGAACACAATGGTTGCATTCGTGTTGAATGTAACCGTAGCGTCACCGTTGTCCACTATCATTTGTATACGCTTATGTTGCCCAACAACAGTGCTATCAGCAAGAGTTATGCTTGCCAAAGCACCTGATGTTGAATCAATCGTGCTGTTAAACGTGGTTAGAGATACAGCGGTGTTTGTAGTAATTGCCTGTTGTACTGCAATCGGTGCGAACGGTGCTTTTACCGTTGCTACTGAGGACGAAAGCCCTGCGGTAGCAGCGACCGTAGCCGCAGCATTGATGGTTAAGGTATCAGACACAGCATTACCAAGCACCGTGTTCCCCGTAACTGTCAATGCGTCAATGGAAACGTCGTCTACAACGATGTCCCCAGTAACATTGAGATTGCCCGTGGTCGTGATGTCCAACTCGGTATAAATACCTTCGTTGTATTTTACGATTGGGACAAAATCTTCTATTTTTTTTGTTCCTATTGCCATAATGTTTTTTTAGTTTAACCCTCTGATGTAGTCTTTACTCTCACCGTAAAAGGAAAAACATTAGTTACTAAGTCAAGCCATTCATTGAGCCACAGAGACGTGGTTCTTCTGCGATAAAGTTACCTGCGTAGAACACGTAACCAATATCTGCAAGCTGGTCTACGGGTGCCATCATTTCTCGGAAGTTAAATCCAAGAGTTGAAGGAACACGACCAGGAACGCCAGAAGGAACGCCAGTAGATTCTTGTTTGAAGTTCAACTGTGAAACGCCTTTAGCTTTCACATTGATACCCTTCCAACCGAAGAACTTAGTGTTCCATCCAAACATTTTTCCTGATGGAACTTGCTCGTCTTTTACGACTGGTGTACCGCGGAACCAGAGACATTCAAATCCCTGTTGGCCATACAGACCTTGTGATGCTGGGATAATGCCGTATTCGTCCATTCGAGGATAGCCGTTTTGGGTGTATCCAGCACGAACAGTAGGGGTAAGAAGTGACTCGTAAACGCTCCAAAGAGCCTTCGTGGTCACAATCCAGTCTGGTTTCTCAGTACCAATCTCGATAGCATCGTAGAACGTAGCCATCTTTGCAAGCGTCAAAGCACCTGCTGACTGAAGGTCATACCCTACCCAAGACGTGTACGTGGTTCGTGAGAGACCTCCGTACGTTGGGAATGCACCACCATCGTCTGCCGCGTTAGCAATAGAGTCTGGAAGGTTGCCTACACCAGTACCAGTAAAGAGTCCTTGTCCCATCAAGTCAATCAAAGATTGAGCCTGAGAGTCGTACTCGGTTGCAATCAAGTCAACGATGCGCTCATCGCCCATGTTGAGAGTTGATTCGATGTTCGCAACAACTACTGGCTTGTAAACCATTTTAGGTTCAAAGCTTGCGGTTACGCGAACATTCTGTCGGTCAGTGTCCAACTGATTCGCTACACCAGTCCAACCACCGTTCGTAGAATCCTGATATTTAATCGGGAATTCGTACTTATAACCAGTTTTCCATGGCTTCGCGGTGCGGAGCAACTTCATAAGCGAAGGTGAACCCTTCGTTACCTGGTCGTAAACGGTAGGGATAATCAGTGTACGAGTCGTTGTGGTGACTGCACTTGAAAATTCCATAATAATTTATTTTTATTTTTTGTTAATCCTTTGGAAGTACTCTAAGGCTGAACCGTATTTTCCTGAAGCAATGTCTGCGTAGCTGATTGCGTCTCCATCAGTGCTTGTTGCGCCTGGTGTCGCAAGCGGTTCTGAACTTCTTGCTTTTAGATTTTTTACTGCTCGTTCCTCAGCAGAAAGTGCTGCCTGTTTCATTTCACGCATGTTTGCGTGAGCTGATTTTAGGTCACGAAATCCCCATTTGTTAGCGTGAAGGAATAGGGCATTTTCATCCAAAGAAGGGTCAGCCTTCTTCAGTTCAGCAATTTCAGCGTCAACTTTTGCTGAGACCTCTTGGATACGCGCCCTTTCCGCCTCCTGTTCACTTTTGAGGGTCTGAATTGCCTCTCTTTTGGCTAATTCAATAACCTCCGCGTAGGATTGAGGAACGTAGTCTGGTCTTTGCCATTCAGGTACATTCTCTTTCGGTTTGTTAAGGTTCTCATACTCAGATAGTTTTTGACTTTTCCGAGTATATTCGGGGTAGAAATTTTCTTTCCATTCCCGTTGTAAAGTCTCTGCATCTACTTTTCTTCCATCAGGAAGTTCGTAGAGAGAAACTTCTGCTTGTGGTGTTTCAACCACAGGCGTTTCAGGTGTTACCTGCACTTCTGGTTCCACACTTGGTGTTTCCGCTGGTGTTTCTACCGTTGGCTCCACTGAGGGTTCCATAACTGGTATTTGTGCGTTCATTTTTTTGTGACTGCCCCCTCTTACCTTGGTCTTCCGACTGGAAAGAGTTGCTTGGTCGAATTATTCAGGTTCTCCCTGAAGAGAGAAAGCGAGCATTCTAAAGAGATTGTGCGTGTCTCGTTCTCTCACTTCAGGGAAAACATTTTTTAATGTTCTGTGGCTTTTAACGTCTTCCACCAGGACGCAAACTACATCTGTAATGGGCTTCTTATGCCACGCGACATGGTGCGCTCCGCCTCAAGTGCATCCTTTTCTTTTGTTTGACGTTGCTCTGCCAACTTCTCCCCCACCAAAATTTCTGGGTTTAGAACAATTCCAGCCTTTTCTGCAAGTTGTGCTTGACCGTCAACTGGTAAATCTTTGAATGAAATCGAAGTTGATGGTGGCTTCTCTTCGGGCGCTTGTGGTGGGGCGAACTCTTGCAACTCCTCATCGGTCATTCCCACTGCTTTCGGTGCATTGAGGTCGTACTTAATCCTATTCTTTGCCTTGTCATTTGGACTGTCGTACCCAGCAACCTCAAAGTAATCAGTTGGGGAAAGAATACCCGCCACAACGTCTTCCTGCGCCTGAGAATATTTAAACTGCCTATCTTCGGGCAAAGTTTTGCCACCGATAACCTTTATCTCTACCCCATCTTCAAAGTCATCTTGGATAAGAGAAAACACCTGCAACGAGTTGTCTTTGCCAAGAAACTTCGCGTAGTGATGCTCCGTGTAGCGTACCTTTGCAAGTTGGTAGAACCAGTTGAATAGCTCGTATGAGCAATAATCCACAATCTGTACCAACTCATTAAGCGCGAGGTACGACTGGTCAATAAGTGCCAACCTTCCTGCCTTTGTTTCAGCGCCATCTCGTTCACCACGGAACGCTGAGGATGCAGCCATGATGTTGTCAATCTCATTACGAGAATCAACCATGTCTTCATAGACAAACTGTGGGAGGGGAGTTCCCATTTCACGTGCAACGCCATTTATTACTCCCTTACCCCAAATAACACCACGAGCTTCGTAACGAAGCTTTTGAGCATCTGCCTTACTCATAACAGAAGAATCTACCTTGATTTGCCCATTGACCAGTGACGCGTTCTCATCAATATCTTGCTTCCTGCGGTCAATTCCTTCCTGGAGTGGTGCTGCTTGTGTAATGAGGTCAGTCTGTCCTACGGGGGTGTTTTCATTGTTGAACGCTGTAGCAAAGATGTATGGCTTTCGTGGGTAATCAAAGTGATTGAAGTAGTACGAATGCAAATCTTGCGTTGGTTCAGCATTGTCAGGAGAAATTTCTTGCATCCCATCTTGTGATGGCTTTACTCTGCCTGACTGTTCTTGGCGAATTTGAGAGAGTTTATTACGTCGTTGTTCGCCACCAAGCGCTTTCAATTCTTGTTCTTCTTCAGAAGTAACAAGCAAACCATCCCAGTCCCAGTAAGGGTTCTTTATTTCACCCAAGATAGTTGAGCCGTACTTGAAGTACACCATTGAGCCAATCCATGCCTCTTTGTACGTTATTGAAGGATTTTGAATGTATGCGTCGGTTTCACTTTTATACCCAGCAAGTTTTAGAATTTCTTTTGATTTCTTAGGGAAACGCTTCAGAACAGACATGAGGTTGTCTGTGACTTCTTCAATAACAAAGTCTGTGTCGTCTTCTTTAGTTGCTGTCTTTGCGACACGAATCTTGCGTGGGTCAATAGACCGTACATCAAAGTCATTTATCTTCGCATTCCAGAAAGGCTTGAGAACAATAAGACGAGAGAGGTATAGATTACGCAGCCCTTTACGCAACTGCTCTTTTACATTTAAATCATCGTACTTTTTGGTAAAGTATTTTTGCTGTAATTCTGCCAATTCTTTTGCCTCATCAGTACCGCGAGTGCCTATGAAGTTTGGCTCTGGAGGGTTGGCAATGAGAGAGTTAATAACACTCTCCATATCTCTAAAGATACGGTTTGCGCGGACTTTTGATTTTCTTCGAAGTGCCGTGTTACTAGTATTCCACGGCGGGTTGTTTTGGTAGATACTTAGGTTTGTATCGTATGTTTTCTTTACAATATCAAAAACGCTCTCTGAAGAGTCCCAGCGTGATTCAATCAGTTGTGCTTTTTGTGAATCGGTAAGGTTTGGTGGCATAGCAAAAAACGGACAGGGAATTACCCCTGCCCGTCTCGTTGAATGAGTACAAGCTAACTATAAAATTATACCATACTGAATCCTGTCAAACCACTACCTGTGGATAATCTTTTGAAAAACGGTGAAGTGGAGTTTGGCATTCGATAAGTTTCCTTGCGAATCGAAGTGAAGTTCTGCACTCCCATTCTGAACACCAAACACGCCTAAGTCGAGAAGTTTTTTAAAAAGGTCTTGATGCTCTCTCCATGCACGAAATTCGTGTGCCTCTTGTTCTGTTAATTCTACGGGGGTTTTAATCTGCATATTCTTCTTCCATCATTGAACCGAGCGAACGTCTAATAGTGTTGTCATTACCAATAAAAGTAGGTAATTCGTTAGTTGGCGGTGAGAAAAACTCACCAGAGCCTTGACCTAAACGAGCCAAATACCCATACAGTGTACTAAATACAAAGTGGTCTTCGCCAGTAGTTGATGCCCAAATATACCTCTCGATACCCTTGTTATTTGTTACCTTTTCTCTTCTAAGTGTCTCAAAATGCTTCACAAAGAGTCTAAAGTTTTCGTCTGATTCTACCCCTATAAGCCATTTTGCTTCAATCATCTCGGTGAACATCTGGTCTAAGATGCGGTCTCGATGCGAATAGACTACACCGCCCTTGTTTGCTGGTGTGTCATTTTCTCCTGGCTTCCCCCACCACACGATAGTCTGTGGATTGTTGCTGTTTTCTTGAAAGTAACTCATCCTCATGTACGGATACGTCGTAACGTAATGCCGTGCGGCGGTGTTATCTGGCATAGCATCAATCACTCCTGATACTGGTCTCCAATATGTCAGGAGGTCGTCCAATTCACTCCATTGAGAAAACCTACCCACTTTAATAATCCCTTTATCGGAAAATATGGTGTAGTGTTTTATGTTTCCAACGTCTACACCAATATACCGATTACCAGTGTCTATATTTTTTGGTGTCCAAATGTCTAAAATAGTCCCTTTTGTGATTGATACATCACCAGGAGAATAAGGTTTACCAAGTACAAAGTTATTGAAATAGGCAGGGTCGCCCTGAGAATCAGAGATTATTTCTTCCACGCTAATCCATGGACACATCAGGTGGGAGATGTGATAGCCACTAATCTTCGAGTCTGGGCGTTGAGCAACCCACTTCCCCTTACGCCTGACGTCATCGCTTATAGGCTCTTTACAGGCTCTACAGACGTAGCATTTCTTCTCTTGGTCGATACTTTCGGGCCACGAAAGGTAATGTTCGTCCTTGCAGTGCGGACAGGTAACAACCCACTCCTTTTGGTCTGATTTATGCCACGCCAAGTCTAGTTCATCTCTATCGGTTCCAGGGTTAGAAAATAGCCATCTTCCCTTGTATTGACTTGCTTTAGTACGAGATTTGTACGTCGTAATAGCGTTCTGGTCTGAACGTGAAAGTTCGTCGTGAACGAGTAAGTCAGCCGTAGTAGAAATGGCTGCGGTTTTTGAGATAGTTCCCTTAAAGAATACAAAGCGCCCACCTATCTCTTTACGCTCAATAGAGTCTGAGTCCATCCCCTCGAACTCGTGGCGGTTTGCTTGAATTATCTTGTTTACCTTAGAAGCGACAGTCTCACGCACGTCATCGTCTGATGGCATCGTGTAGATAACCTGTAGCCCCAAGTGTTTGAGAGCAAACAGAATCTTAATGAGGAAAGTCACCGTTTTCCCAACCTGAGCGCAAGCCACACAGACTATCTCTGGTGTTTGGTCAGTGAGAATGTCTAAGAGCCACGGGCGGTCTTTGAAGTCAAAAGGCTCTCCCTTTTCGGAAACTATGCCACGCTCAACAAGCCATTGAAGGATGGAGAAGTATTGTTTTTCAGTTTGCATTGTCTACTCATACACAGCAATCACACTAGACTCATCCACCAAGTAAACGTCTTCGTCTTGGTCATTTTTCATAATTTCCATACCGTATTTTTTATGAGCCACTACGTCACCCACCGAAACGCTCTTTACTTCTTCATTTACCTTTATCACTGTGCCAACAAAAAAGGATGGGTTTATTGAGTCGGTTGGTAACAAAATACCTCCCTTTGTTGCCTCTTCTTTTGGCGTGGGTTTAATAAGAACACGCTTTCCGATTGGTTTAATCATAGAGTTCTTTTAGTGGTTTAGTTAATTCTCTTCCTATTTCTCCTAGCTTAATTTTATCATACGCTTCTGGGTATAAAACCTTAAAGCGTGGGTTGTCTGGTGATAACATTGCGTCTTCAAATTCTACCTGTTGCGCCCGTACGAATGGGGAATTTATGAAGTATGGGTCAGTTAGTTTGTCGGTGATGTACCGAACTGAGGTGTGTCCTTCTGGACATTGTGCCTCATAGAAAGCAAACCACACACTCTTTTTAGGTAACCTGACTTGTTTAAATCCTATTGCGCCAAAATCTCGTTCGCAGGTTTTACAATAAAAGTCCATCATTTGACTTTCTGGAGCGTCTTTAATGTCTTGCGCCCGTTCAGAGAGCTTAGCTCTAAGACGGTCAAGTTCTTTGTTTTTGAGAACATCACTGGCAATGTCTTTGAGTTTATCTACGTCTTGTTTCATGTAATCTTTATGGGAACACCCCGAAAAGTAACTGTCTTTAGTGTTTGGTATTCAGGAGGAAGTAGCTCTCTGTACCACATCTCCTGTTCAATCGTCATCTCAACCATTTCTCCTTTCAAGTCAGGGCGCTCTTTTAAGAACCAGCAAGCCAACATTCTGAGTGTTCCGTCTCCTGGTTTGAATGAGTCGGTTACTTTCATAGCCCCAATTTATTTGTAAACGCCTTCCACCCATTCTCTTCCTCTCGAATATAATCTTGATATTCTTCTTCCGTCATTTCAGGGAAGAACTCTGCTTTGCCATCGCCTTGGACTTCCTCTTTGATTTGCTCTCTTGGAATTGTTATCACGCCTCCGTGCGAAAGAGACTCAAATTGCTCAGGGGTCAAATTAGATATGTCAAAAGAAAGTCTCGGCAAAACGTCCTCATCAGTAGTTAATGCTTTATAAGCTCTCTTAATTCGTTTCAACATAGCCCAATAGTTTAGCTTTTATTTGGTCTTCAATCTCTCGAACTTTTCCTTGAACTTCTTTAGAGAAGATAAAGTTGTAGGTGTTGCCTTTTGGTTTTTCTCCTCCGTCTTCAATTCCGTAAATGTTAGTTGCGTGTTTTAACCCTTTATCAACTGCGTTGTAGTCAGGATTCTCTCCATTCTTCGCTTCTAAAAGAACATTTATTTTCTCTGCCACCTTTTCAGGTGTAACGACTTTTTCTAGTGCAGATTTAAGTGTTTTTTTAGTGGTTTCTATTGCCTCAACAATCTCAGGTTTTGTCAAGTTTTCACTTGCTATCACTGCTGCCGTGTGTTCGTTCTTAACATCGTAGTTTTTCAAAGCTGCTTCAGTACCATTTTCATTTAACACATAATCATTCACGAAGCCTCTTTGTTTCTTGGTGAGTTTTTTTACTTTTGGCATATCATAAAGATACAAACAAAAAATTAACTTTATTTTTCATTGCTCGTTTTATTTTCAGAAACTGGTGGTTGTTCTAGTAGGCTTTGAAGTTTTTGTTGGAGTAATGCTACGGTTAAAGCTTCTTGACCATTGATAGTTGTTTTTGAAATAAGCGCAAGTAAGTTTTTTATATCTTGTTGTTCTAGTTGCATAGTGTTTTTTATTATACCACGGTATGTTTTCTTCCCATAAACTCAACAGAAAAGCCGTTTCTAGAAATGAACTCACCAAGAACAACCCATTCTTCTTTACTTAATTCTAAAATACTACCTTTCTGGGTTTTTCTGAAGTCAACATCTTTAACACTTTTGTAACTTCCCTGGTTATTGTTAACAGTTTTTTGATTAAGTGTTTACTTTACGGGGAGGTGGGGAAATAGATGTGCGCGGCGACCTTTGAACCTATTTATGTCCTCGGTCTGGCTTTAGCCAGAGCGGGACTAATGGGCTTCAGCTTTCTTAACCTCATTCGCATTACGACTTATTTTCAAATTCCCCCATCTCCCAATAAAGTTTTAGTAGAAGTGCTGGTTGCTGCGCCCCAAGAGAAAGTAGCGAACTTAATCTTGTAGGTTGCGACCCTTTGGCGCATCAATCAACACCCCTACTGTTTTTCTTGTGTACAGATGATGAGATGAGAGCGGGCAAGGTTTGACTTGCAGGTATAGTTTTCTCCTCCCATCAGCAACCCTTTTGTGCCGCCTTAGAGTGCGTCTACGGTCTTGCGACAGTCGCGGCGGGTCTGTGGATGTTTTATAGGATTGAGCAATACGTCAGCACTTCCACTCGCTATATACCTAGCCATCTGACGGCTCACTGTCCGTCTCCGCTCTTTTCTCACCACCTATGTCATTGTGAAGGAACTACCGCTTTTATGTGCGGGGCGGAAGATGTAACATCCTTGTATTAACTTTTTTTTTCGAATGAGTGAGTTCTACGAACACTCGGATTCCCCAAGGGGGGTAATGGCACATCTTCTACTCCGAACACAAAGAACGTACCCTCTTTATACCATACTTTCT